AACTTGGACAGTGCAATTGGAAACTGCAGAAGGTCCACATAGAGTAAAATTATGTGAGCCCTGTGGTAAACAATTTAACGAGATAGCAAAAGATTTACAAGAGATATTAGATGAAAGAATATAGCCCCTTTGATTTTATGAATGCCGCATCTATGAGTAAAAAAGATCTCATTCGTGAAAGTGAAAACCCAGAGATAACAGAAAAAGAATATAATGCATATATTGTTAATCGTGGGTTTACAAACTTCGAAGATACTATACTTCATGCTAATGAAATGAACCAAAGGCATGAATTATTCCCTGGTGCTCAATTTGACTATTATCGTGCTGCTTTGAGGAAAAGAAAAAGATTTTCCAAGTGGCACAAAGCCGAAAAGAATGTTGATCTTGATGCGATTCAAGAAGTATACCAATGTAATCGAACTGTTGCAAAAATGTATCTCAAAACATTAGACAAAGACCAACTCAAGTCTGTACATGATAGATTAATTACTGGTGGTTAAGGACTAAAAACCTATAAATACTTTTATTGGTTATTGGCCATTAAATAAAACCACTAATTATAGAATAAAGGTGAATATGTATCATGGAAAACGAAGACATTTTTAGAGGCGTAGGTGTTGAAATCTCATTACCTACCGAAGATAGTTTCCTCAAAGTAAAAGAAACTCTTACACGAATTGGTATATCTTCTCGTAAAGAAAAGAAGCTATTTCAGTCGTGTCACATCCTTCATAAGAAAGGAAGATATTCCATTCTGCATTTTAAAGAATTGTTTATATTAGATGGTAAAGCGAACACATTTACAGAAGAAGATCTTGCAAGAAGAAATACTATTGTAAATTTATTGGAAGAATGGGAACTCATCAAAATTGTTGATTCCAACAAAACAAAAGATCCAGTCGCTTCACTCAATCAAATTAAAATAATTGCTTTTAAAGAAAAAGATGAATGGGAACTTGCCGTAAAATATAATATCGGCAAAAAATAAGTTGACAAACAACACATTGTGTGTTATAATATAGGTATAGATTATGGAAATTTTTAGAGTAAGAGACTATGCAGAAATGCCCGCCTTTGCAACAGAAGGTTCGGCATGCTTTGATGTTAAAGCAACATTTCAAGAAGGCGAAAGACTAAAAGCATATAATGCTTGGAATAAAGAGATACCTATTCTCGTAAAGAAAGTAGGTGGAGTAGTCAGAGCTTCAATCCCACCAGAAACAAGAGTATTCATTCCCACAGGTTTAATTTTTAATGTGCCAGACAACCATGTGTTAGAAATGTTTATTCGTTCAAGTGTAGCCACAAAGAAAGGCTTGGTTCTTGCTAATGGTGTGGGCGTAATTGATAGTGATTATGTAGAGGAATCATTTATTGCCTTACATAATATATCAGATAGTTTAGTGATTATTGAAGCTGGTGAAAGATTAGCTCAATGTAGATTAGAGGAAACTCTACAATACGAATTAAAAGAAATTAAAAAAGCCCCTGCTCGAAAAACGAGTAGAAATGGGGGCTTTGGAAGTACTGGAGCTTAAAGATACTTATTAACAACTTTATCAAAACGGGCAGATTTAAGAATTTTGTCTAATTTTTTAAAGAATTCATTTAGCATTGTATTTCTCCTATAAATATATTGTATATACTTTTTATTTATACAATTAAGTGACAACCGTGTGACAAAAAGGTTACAAATATGAAAAAAGATGACACGTTGATAATTAAGATTAACAAAGAACAAAAGAAAGAATTCATACAGATTTGTAAAGATGACGATACCTCGGCATCGCGTGAAATTAGAAATTTTATTAAAAATTTTATTCAGAAAACTGCAAAGTCTGTATAAATAAATTTTGCATATGCCGAAAGGGTATGCGAAAACGGTGATGGGTAATTACCATCAAATATTAATATCTAGCTTAATTAAGGAGATAAAAATGACTGGATTAAATATAAACCAACTACATCCATTTGCTGTCGGATTCGATAGAGTATTTGACAGATTAGTGGAATTCCCACAAGTACATCAATCCCAAGGCTTCCCGCCTTACAATATCAAACGCAATAAAGATGGTGATAAATTTACTATCGAACTTGCACTTGCGGGTCTAGACATTAAAGATGTGGATATTGAAGTTAAAGAAGATGTCCTAACAGTAAAATCTGTATGGGATGAAGCACCTGAAGATGAGGCTATATTACTTCACAAAGGAATTTCGCACAAGAAATTTACAAGAAGTTTTACCCTTGCTGATGATTTAGAAGTGATTGGTGCTAACTTCAAAAATGGACTATTGGTCATTGCTCTTGAAAGGATTATTCCTGAAGAGAAGCGACCAAAGAAAATCAAAATTGACAACAAGAAGGAAGTCCTTCTAGGTTAATTTTTTAATCCGGGTGGGCGCAATGCTCACCCGACTTGATAGGAAATATATTATGAAACAAATACCTAATGTAGTTTTTAAATTAAGAGTAAGATCTGAAGAGAACGGTGATTTTGGTTGGAGACATCCATCTTCAATGGACCTATTTGGTGATAAAAGAGTTGTAATTTTCTCACTGCCTGGAGCTTTCACTCCAACTTGTTCTAATAACCAAGTACCTGGCTTCGAAGCACTATACGACCAAATTCTAGCAAATGGAATTGATGAAGTATTTTGTATTTCTTGTAATGATGCTTTTGTTATGAATGCTTGGGCTCAAGACCTTCGTGTCAAAAATGTAAAAATGATTCCTGATGGATCTTGTGATTTTACAGCAGGTATGGATATGCTTGTAGCAAAAGACAATCTAGGATTCGGCAAGCGTTCTTGGAGATACGCTATGGTCGTAGACAATGGTGTTATTGAAAAAATGTTTGTTGAACCTGGTATGGAAGATGACTGTATGTCAGATCCTTATGGGGAAACTTCACCAGAAAATGTTCTTACCTATTTAAAAGGCGAATAAAAATCTCAAAGGGGCCGAAGCCCCTTTATCCCATGGCGTATTCTTCGCCACCTTCACTACCGTATGCATTAACATTACCTTGAGTAAAGTTATTTTTATTACTTGATGTGAATGATTGATTATATGTATTATTAATAACCTGAGTATTAATAAAATTACCAGCAACTTTATCTACTGTAGAAGTTCTTCTATTATTTTGTGCTGTAACTTTTTCTATTGTATCTGCCTGCCTTTGTATAAGTTGTTCTAATCTTTCAATTTGAGCATTTCTTCTTTCACTTAATAATTGTTCTGCTCTTTCTGTATTTGCAAGTTGATTTTGTCTAGTAGTAAGCTCACTTCTAAGTCTTGCAAGTCTTTTCTCTAACCTTTCTCTATTATTTTTACTATTTCTAGATGGTGATATTCCTTCACCAGTATCCAACATTTGTTGTATAGTATCAATTTCAGTCGTGAGTTCTGTTACTCTACCTAATGCTTTTTCTTTAGCTTTAGTAAATCTAACAGCCGAATCTTTAAATTCTTTTTCCAATTGTGCTGGAGTAAGCTTTTTATTTTCTAATAATCTATTTTCGTTTTCAATAATTTTTTGTATATCATTAGGTAAATTATCAATATCATCTGTCATGTCTTTAATTTCATCATAAACAACTCGGGCAGTGCCGGTGATGAGACCAATTAGACCCCCGTAGGCAGCTCCAGCAAGTGCTCCAGGTCCAGCACCAACACCACCTGCTAATGCTCCAGTTCCTGCACCAACAATAGCACCCGTTGAAGCACCTGCCGCGGCACCAACAAAAGCTTCACCCAATGTTCTTTTCTCACTCTTTAAAAGTTCGTCCAAAGAAGCTTGAGCATTTTTTAAATTTTCTGTTTGATAACCTTCAACCGCATCTGCAACTTCCATACCAATATAAACAGGCAAAGCGGCTCGACCGACTGTTTTGACTAAACCTTTGGTCACCCCGTCTTTCATCTTAATATCATCAAGGGCATCTGTTCCAGCTTTCTTTAATTTTTCTCCAAGAGTAGGAGGTGGCGGCGTACGATTAAAATCAAATTTCATTTGTGATGGTGCAGGTGACCCAGGGGCTCCTGGTGTCCTTTTCGGCGGAGTATTTGCCCGCTTGACTTCTTTTGCGGCTTTAACATCATCACTTGCTTTCCAGAATGTGCTCCATTTCTTAATACCTCCAGCCGCGCGAATGGAATCTGTGATACGAGCGATCCCGGTAAGTGTACCCCCAACAGTAAGTAAAGTAAGACCTATCCCCAATGCACCGGAAAGCACCTTACCAAAAATTCCCCCTCCGAATAAATTACTTAATGTAAATGTTTCCTCGAGTGTTTTCTGTATTCCTGTTGTTAATTGAGTTGATAAACTTTGAATAGATTTTTCTATGGTTAGATCTATATTTGATAAATTGCTAAGGCTTGTTGTAAACTTTTCGTCCCAGCCAGGTGAAGCACTATCTAAAACTCCTTTTACAAGATTACCTACTACAAACCCAGTACCAGCAAGTAATCCAAAAGTTTTTAACAAGCTAAATTTGTTCTCGTTCATTTTTTGAAATAAACCAGGGCCTCGAGCTTCTTTGAGCTCTTGTTTTGCTCTCAGCGCATCAGCCTTTGCTCTCAATTCTGCTGCTTTTAATGCATCACCTTGAGCAACTTCTTCCAATTCACCTTGTCGACGTGCTCTTTCGGCTGCTTCTTGTTGGATTTTCATTTCAGCAGCAGATACCTGCTTAATTGCTGCTGTATTATTAGCCATTGCTGTATTGATTGCTTTAAAAGTCGTATGCAATTTCTCAAGATTAATATTGACTGTTTTAATTGAGTTTTTCCCACTATTACGAGTTAAATCACCTTCTCTTTTAAGGCGATTTAAAATAGCTTCTGTCTCTAGGCTTATTTCTGCCATATATTATTTCTCTTTTTGTGCTTCCAAGAAGTTAATTAACATTTGAAAATATAAATCTCTTTCGTAAGGCATTAAGTTTTCTATTTCTGTTATTGAATATTTATGGTGCTGTACCAAACTAAACACTATTTGATAATACTCGCTAAGAGTAATATGGCACAGCCCTAGATAAAAAAACTTCGGTTACCCTCAATAACAAATACCTTATCTTCTCCTTTATTATTTTGATACTTAATTTCGTGTCTTAATTTCGGCATTGTTTCAAAAAATGTTGTTATTTTATTTAAAACACTATTTGGAAGGCCTTCCATAAATTCTTCAATTTCTGTATCTTTATAATCTTTAAAATTTTCAACTTCATCATCTGATGCAATATAATCTAAACAATTTACCATTATATTATATGATGTTAAAGGATCGTCTGCTGGCAAATCGGCCAGTTTAATCATATCATTAATTGAAGGATATCTTAAAAATAATGTATATTTGTCATTAATTTTGATTTCCTTAGAATGATTTTCATTCTGTTCAATTTTAACATCTTCTATGTCCAAGTCAAACTGAAGTGGTTCTTCTGTTTCCGGATCTTTTATTGAAAAAGAAACCTTATTATCTACCGACCTTGACCTTAATTGTAGAAGTAAATATTCTAAATCAAATAAAGGTAAGTCTCCAGCATCTACATCCTGTAAACAATTATTTACTACTTGTCTTGTAGCTAAAAGTTCAGAATCCGAATCATCAGATTCCTGACCAACAAGAAGAATTTTTTCTTCTTTAACTGTATATGGTCTCAATTTTATTTTTTCGCCCGTTGAGGGTAAATCTACCTCAAATAACGGCAAATCAATTTTTGGCAAAGCCATAATATACTCCTATAATTAACCTAATATATCTGTAACTCTATCAAAAGAGTTTCTCAATCTATTCACTCTGTTCACTGCGTCTTGAATACTTCGTGGTTTACCACCTTTTCTAATACCACCGATTGTATCTGCAAGACCACCAAGTCTTCCAAGAAGATCCAATAGACCACCGCCTCTTGATCTTCTTCCATCGTCTGGTGTGCCTGTTTTTTCACCAGTCACATCAAAATTATCAAATTCAAATGCTGCACTCATAATTAAGAATGAATCATTATTGTTCCACGCTAAATCTAAATCTCCAATAGCTGTGGGCCAAACATTATGGAATTTCCATTCATAATATTTGTCATCAAAACTTTCTGTCGAATAATGTCTTATTGTCATTTCGCATGCGTAATCTTTTTTCCAACCGACTTCATATTTGTATCTGTCATCTACTTCTGAATTATATCCACCCTTTGTACCATAATTTAATACAGACTGCATCCATCGATGGAAAAAGTATAATACTTCGTGGTCAGAATCTACCAGAAATGTGCATGAAACACCACTATTTGTCATTGTTTGTGGAAATTTTCTTTCCAAACTACCAACAGGTGCATAATCAGCGGTGTTAATTTGTATGCCAGGAACGGTTACTGCGTTGCAAAAGAATGTTAAATCTCTGCTATTAAAATTTTTCTGTGCTGGATTTTCTTTACTAATTTGGACTTCAAATAAAGATTCTCTTGCAGGGCCTCCATGTTTTTGCATGGCCCCTTTAAATTTATTAATGTCGAATGGCACTTTATTATCCTCTTATAATCTTTCTTGAATCTGCCCAAACTTTTTGTTTTGAGGCTCCAACAAATTCTTGTAATGGTAAAAACATTGCAATATCCCATTCCGATGGGTTCATATATACAAATCTACTTTTAACATGATTCCCCAAGTAATGCTTTACAGTAGGTGCAAAGAATTTAAACTTTGATGCTTTGTTTAATATGTCATAAGATATTCTCAATCTTGTAGACTCATCAAACTTATTATTTGTTGTTGTACTATACAACGCATCCATAAGTTGAGCTCTCAGCTGAGGTGGTAGATAATGCATATTAATACCTAAAAAGCCACCTTTAGCTTTATTTATTGGAAAAACTAGAGGAAACCTATCATAATATGGTAGCGTATCTTTATGTTTTGGGTCATATCGGAATAGGTACATATTACCTATAACTTGTTTTGCAACTTTTGATTTACTTCCAGATGTTTTTAGTATATTTTCACCCGTAATTGCACCACTTTCTCCAAATTCTTTTGAACTACTTGCTCTTTTGGCTTGGTTTCGATACCATTCTCTTGCTTTTTCTGTTCGTGCTGGAACTTGACCGGCTCTAATACCTTTAGCTAATATGTCTGTAAACAGTCTTGCTGCCATTTATCGAGCCCCTGGGATATGTTTTTCTGTCATAATTGTAAACTGCCAACCCCTATCTGCACAAAAATTCCTTGCAGCCTTCCATTTGGCCTCGTTTATTCCGTATCTTTTCACTTCGTTTAGGTACCTTCTTGATATCCTACCGGTTTTTGTAGCGTTCTTCTTTTTAGGATCTGGAGGAACACATTGACCACTTGGTTTAATTTCAATCATAATGGTCTGCGGATTCCCTAACCCGTCTCTTTTATGTACTATCACATCTGGAAAATATCTATGTATTCTTCCATCAATGGGTGAGCGATACGGAACAATCACTTCTTCCGATTGCCACCATATCACATCTTTGTGTAAATCCAACCATTTAAAAACTTTAAATTCCCATAAAGACCTATAAATAATCTTTGTTGGGTCACCTTTATACTTGGAAGGATTTTTGGGACGAAATCGTCCTTTATATGCCATAATCTAATGTCCGCATTTGTATATAAATAACCTTATGAGTATTTATTCAAATCCAACAAAAGTATAAAGCAAACATAGGAAACAAACATGGGACCAGGCGCGGTAAAGAAATCTAACAACGCAAGAAAAGGTAGTCTGAGATCAAACAGACCTGAGTCAGTTATGTCGGGGAAAAAGACAGGAGTTCAAAGATTACAATTCCCTGTAGTTCCACTTTCACCACACGGCATACAGTTCATTTTTAAAGATTATGATTTCAATGCATTTGTTGTTCAAGAGTCAGGAAGAAGAGGTTCCAGAGATGCTACAGCTTTTTATGGCACAGGAGAAGGTGATAAAAAAGTAGCTGTAAAAAGTAATTTAGTAATTGATTTGCCATTTCCTACAACATTGACTGATGCTACAGGATTATCAGTTAATGGATTTGAAAGAGAATTAATCCAATCTGTTATTGGTGAAAGTATAACAAATTTATTTTCTAAGGCTTCACAACCAGGAAGTGCAGGTGAAGCAAAAGAAGGAGTTAAAAGTCTATCCGAAAAACTTCAATCTATTGGAACAGAGTATCAACAGGAATATGCAAAAGGTGGCGTATCTGGAGTGGCAGGTAAAATATCTGAACAATTGGCCGCAACTCTTAAAATAGGTACAAGTAGTGCAAAATTATTAGGTTCATATTTGGCAAGAAACTTACCAGGAGATTTGAGTAAAACTTTAGCAATGGATTCTGGTATGGCTGTAAACCCATCAGAAACATTGGCCTTTGAAGGTGTTAATTTAAAACAATATACATTTGAATGGGATTTATATCCAAGTTCACAAGAAGATTCAAGCAGAATTAAAGCATTAGTAAATGGTATTAAACAAAGAATTTTACCAACAACAACGGGCGCCGGAATGGCACAAACACTTGCTCAAATTAGTGGAGATCCTTCAGCTACAACAGGTGCAATTCTTGGTAGAACATTCCTCACATATCCAGACACAGTAATTACTAATTTAATAGGAGTTGATGAATCTCATTTCCCACTATTTAAACCTGCCATG